CCTGCCGGTCGTAGAGCAGGCCCGTGCTCGACAGGCCCCCGTCGTTCGCGCACATCCACGCGCAGAACTTCTGCATGTCGTTCAGGCCGTCCGTGGTGCACGTGTCGCCGACGGTCAGCGCGAGCCGCAGCGGCGTCCACTCCTCGCCGGTGAGGCGGGTGTACGCCACGCCCGCGCTGGTGAGGCCGCAGCCGCTCGTGGCGATGTCGTCCCCCGCATAGGGGAGAGCGCCCCAGCGCCCGTCCGTCTGGAGGTAGGTCGGGACCTGCGCTGGGGCGTCCTTGTCGTAGACGGTCGGTATCGCCTTCCCGGCCGTCCGCACCTGCGGCATCCCCAGCTCGAGAGAGAGGAAGACGAGCACGGATGCCGCGAGTAGCGCTAGTGCCGCATCGCAAACGGCGAGGTACCCTCCTCGACCTCCGGGACTCCGGCGATTGAGGTGAGTACCGATACCACTGCGGTGCACGCGGCCACGGACGCGATCTGGCCCCAGTCGAGCGACGTGATGGCCACGGCGGTCGAGCCGATGAGCGTCACGGCCGTCTGGGCCGCCGTCTTCACGGCGCGGACTCCTGCGGCGATGAGCCAGCGCTTGAGCGCGTCCTTGTTCATAGTTGCTCCTAACCATTGTGGTTCTCTGGGTGCGTGTGCTCGGGGATGCTGCCGTGTATGTCCATGGTGTTGGCGTGCGCCCTGATCGTCTCGATGTACGTGTCCCCGTGGAGGAGCGCGTAGTTGTCGGCGCGCTTGTTGAGCGTGTCCAGCTCCATGGCCGTGATGTAGCCCCTGGCCTCTGCCTCCTCGTAGCTGCGCACGATGGAGGCCTTCAGTTGCGAGCGCTGCGCGGATATGACGGCCGAATACTCCTTGCGGATGTCATGCAGCTGCCTGCCGAGATACCCGGCGAGGCCCGTCACCACCGCGAGCGTCAGTCCGCTGATAACGGTGGAGAGCATCAGGCCTCCTCGTCCAGCATCTTCTGCACTTTCTCGCGCCAAAGCTCGGGCACCTCGTCGATGGTGCGCTTTCCGGCCTTGACTTGGCGGTAGTAGATCTTCGCCATTGCTACTCACCTCCCTTGATGGTCGCCACGAGGTCGCCGAGTTCGGCCAGTGCGGCCTCCTGGTCCTCGATTGCCGACTGCTGCTCCGCGACCATGTCGCCGAGTTCCGCGAGGGCGTCGCCGCTGTCGCTGGCGCTCTGCTCGGTCTCGTCGATTCGCTCGTCGAGGGTCATGCCGTCGCGTACGGCCTGCTCCCAGAGCTGGTCGAACGCCTCGGCGGCCTCGTCCTTCGAGATGGCGGCGAGGACGTACTGCTCGTCAGCCTGCCACTCCACGGTGGCTTCTCCGGCAGGGTCGATCTGCTCGCGCGTCACCTTCTGGATGTTGCGGCGCAGCCTGATGTCCGCGAAGCCGTCCGGGCGCTCGTGGTAGTCCACGGCCTGAAGCTCCGCCGTCGAATAAACTCTCATCGAGTCTCCTCTCGGTCTCGGCAAGGCTCACGACGTCCTTGCACCGTGCGAATGTATCCTCCGCGTGATATTTCTCTATAACTCCCTTGCTGCAGCTGTGTTTCAGATAGCCGTAGTAGCTGATGCAGCGCCGGGCCAGTGGCAGCGGTATGACCTCCGACCGCCCGGCGAGCATGAAGGCCCGCCTGGCGCGCAGGAAGATGCCCGGCCGGATTGTGGTCTTGTAGGTGTAGAAGACGAAGCCGACCATATCCAGCGGCTCCTTGTCGACGGCGCATACCTTCCACGGCTTCAGCTCGACGTGCAGCTCGTCGCTCACGAACTTGGACAGGCGGCGCGCGGCCATCTTGAGATCGCGCTTGTCGTGGCCCATGAGCAGGATGTCGTCCATGTAGAACAGCACGTGGTTCACGAGGCGCTTGTCCGTCACCACGCCCGTGCGCCTGTTCACGCGCGTCTTGCGCAGGCGCTCCTGCGCGTAGTGGTAAGCGCGCGAGGCGTAGTAGTTGGCCAGGTATTGGCTTAGGAACGAGCCGATGTTCAGGCCGTGCGGGAACTGGTCGAGGAGGACGCCGACGAGGTAGAGCAGGGCCTCGTTCTTCACGTCGCGCGCGAGCATGGCGCGTAGAACGTCTTGGTCGATGCTCGGGTAGAACTTGCGGATGTCCAACTTTATGAAGTACCTGGCCCCCGGCTCGCGTATCCACTTCTCGATGGCGTGCTTGGCGAATATCTGCCCGCGTCCCGGTATGGAGGCCGTCTGGTAGTCGCCTATCTTGGCCATGAGCATCTCGGCCAGACCGTTCACCGCGATGTAGTCGAAGCACTGGTGCTTCGGCGTCTCGCGCCCGATGATGCGGTGCTTGCCGTTGATCGGCTCGATTCTGTTGAAGTACTGGATGGGTGCGACCGTGACGCGCCGCTCGCGTATCTCGGCGGCGAGGGAGCGCGCCAGCTTCTCCTCGCCTCCGTATTCGTCCAGAAGCGCCTGCACCTCCCTGCGCCCGCTCTTGCCTCGCAGGAAGTCGCGGACAGCGGCGAGGCAGAAGCCCTCGTCCTCGATGTCCACGCGCTTGCAGTAACGCCTCATTGTGTCCTATCTGGTTTTGGCGTTCTTCGCCGCTGGACTACCAAACGCCGTGGGGTTGATATTTTCGTCAGTTGACGGGGCATGCCCGCTCGAAGCGGGTGGACTCGACGAGCGTGTTCCGCGTTTGACCAGATTTCCGACCGCCATAGTTCCACCTGTAGTTGCCGAGCCTGTTGTTCGAATTGCCGTAGAAGGCACCGTACATAGACCCATTCCTGAGATTGCCGAAGCACTGCAGAAGGCCGAGAACCAAGCGGCTACCGCCGAGAACCCCCAAGGGGCCTGGGAGGGGTGAGGAGGGGGCGCTGCCCCCTCGCTTGCGCTTCACCCCCGCACCATGGCTAGGCCATGGTGACCCCCAGGCCAGATAGCCGACCGCCACAGGCCCACCAGTAGATGCCGAGCCTGCTGATCGAAGAGCCGCAGAAGGCACCGTACATAGACCCATCCCCGAGATTGCCGAAGCACCGCAGCTCTCGCAGGCCGGGGGATGAGATCGGGTCGGAATATATCGCGTCGCAGGTGCCCGTCGTGGAGGTTCCTTTGGAACCGGTGGGCACGAGGAGGCCGGGGCACTTCGCGGACTCCTGCCAGTCCTCGTTGTACATCCACTGGCCGTTGGTCTTGCTGTCGCGCGCGGGCAGCTCGAGGTCGAGCTTGACGTGGTTGGCGTCGAGGGCCGAGGAGTACTTGCGCGAATCGAAGCACTTGTAGAGCTCGCAGTGGCCCTCGTCGGCCGACGTCTTGACCTGATTCACGATCACGTCGCACAGCGGCTCGTACGCTCCGCAGAGCACCTCGATACCCTGGATGCGGTACGGCTGGCGCTGCTTGGGCTTGCCCGCGAGCGGGTAGCCGTCCGTGCCGAGCAGGTTGTCGCACGTGCCCGTCTTCCACGGCATCGCGGATACGTAATCGTCGACGGCCGTGGTGAACGGTGCGCCGTCGACGTAGACCGCGCATCGGTCGCTCATCGTCTCGATCTTGGTGACGGTGCGGTAGGCGAATGTGGACTGGCCCGCGGTCGCCCCTCGGTCGCTGTTCGGTCCGCAGTTCAGCGTGGAGCCGACGAGGAAGTAGTCTGCCGCAGCCTTCGGCAGGAGCACGCGGTTCACGCCGATCTCGGCCTCGAGGACCTTGTACTGGTTCGCGTAGTCTGTGCAGCCGCCGAGGCTCTGGAGGTCCTGCGTGGCGTACTTGAGCATGAACATGAGCTGGAGGTAGAAGTTATCCGCCACGGTGCGGCCCGTGTAGCCCGCGCCCTTCTTCTTGCTGTAGCTGATCCCGGTGTCGTGCGAGCCGAACTGGAACGTGTGGACCTTGCCGGAGTAGCTGTGGGGCACGTTGTTGGAATCGCACCACGCGAGGTAGGGCGAGAACACGAGGAGCGGTCGCTCGGTGCCGTCGGCGTACTTCTGGCCCGGCAGCGGCCTCATGCCCTCGTACTTGGTGTCGGAATAGAGCAGGCGCTTGTATCCGTTGCTGCGCGTGATGCTGTAGTAGCCGGGGCAGGCCATGACCCAGACGTCGCCGTTGGAGCCGTCGGCCCTGAAGCGGCCGTCGCCCTTCATGGCGGTGCAGTGGAACTTGCCGCTGTCGTCGACCGTGCCGTTCACGGTGAAGTACTCGAAGGCGTTGAGCTTGGAGTAGTCGTCGCGGCCCGCCGTGGTGTTGGTGGCGGGCTGGCACACGAGGCCGACGTTGTCGCGCGTCTTGATGCCCTTGTGGTCGTTCGAGTAGGTGTACTCGGGGATGTCGACGCCGTACACCTTGCCGTCACGGCGCAGGCTGAACCACTCGCCGAGGTTGTCGTACTCGCCCTTGGTGCCGTCGTAGTGCGGAGCCACGGCCACGGGGTTCGCCGAGGCCTTGTGCACCTTGGTGATGAGGTCGACGGTGTCGCCGAACGTCATGACCTTGTTTACCTGTACTGCCATTATTTCTCCTTTACTGGCCGAATACCTTGCCGAAGGCGTAGTCGTAGTCCTCCTGGGTGAGGCCGTCGAGGACCGTGTCGGTGCCGATTGCCGGGGCGATGATTGACTCGAACGCCTCGTCGATTTCCGCGTGCGTGGCGAAGACCACTCCGGCGCTGGCCATGGCGGCGATCTTCTCCTTCGCGTCGTCCGTCAGGTCGTCGTAGTCGACCTTGAGCGACGCGAGCGCGGCCTCGCAGCGGTCTGCCGCGCCGTCCGCCCGGCCGCGCGCGTTGGAGACTTCGTCCATGATCGCCTGCCACTCGGACGCGCGCACATCCTCTGCGTTGCCGTAGGTAACTCGCTGCGCCTCGAGCGCGTTGATGAGGTGGTCGATCTCGGGGATGTAGTCGCCGCCCGTGGCCTCGATGGCCACCGAGGGCACGACCCTGATGGCGATGTTGCCCGTGGATGCCGACCAGTCGCCCGAGCTGATGCGGATGTACGAGGTCGGGATGTCGCCAGCCGCCTGCGTGAGCTTGGCGGGGACGGTGTACTGCACGATTCCGTCTGGCGCGGAGAGCACCGCGACGTTCTCGCCGTCGATGACCTTCCCGCCGTCCGGCCGCAGCGCGTAGAAGCGCACGGTCATGCCCGTGAGGTCGAGCACCGCGCCTCCCTGCCGCAGGTTGACGTTGAACACGTACGCCTCGGCGTCCTGCTGCCGAAGCGTGATGGGGTTGTCGAGCGTCGAGAAGCGGTTGGTGCCCTTCTCGATGTCGAGCGTGAGGTCTATGAGCATCTAGACCGCCTTCCCGAGCACTACTGCTCCTTGCTTGAACACGAGCACCAGCACGCGGTCCCCGGCCTTCACCTCGGCCAGGCACGTGCAGGTGGTCGATATGGATGGGTTGAGCCGCACGTCGGCGGTCCCGTCTCGGTTGACTGCGGCGACGGTGCCCCACGTGTGGGACTCCTTTGCGCCCGTCCCGCCGAACAGCAGCTCGTACAGCTCGTGGCCGCTTACCATGACCCTCCCTCCGTCTCGGTGACGAAGCCGGAGCGGATGAAGCGGCGGGCCTTGCCCGTCACCGCGCAGTGGCCTCCGACCTCTATCTCCTGCTCCGTTATCGCACCGCGCCAATTTAGCCCGGCGGTGAGATAGTCGATGCCCACCGCGTCGTTGGGCAGCAGGGGCACCCACGGGTGGCCCCACTCGACGTACTCGATGGACGAGGAGTTGTCCACGAGCTTCGTCTTGGCCTTGGCCTTGAGGGCCTTTAGGCGCTCGTCCTTGGTAGCGCCCGTGAGCTCCGTCACCTGGTCGACGAGCGGGACCTCGTAGCCCCTGTACGGGATGGACGCGCGGGAGTTTGGGTCGGTGTTCCGGCACACGGCCCAGAGGCTCTCCTCCTCCGTCTCGTAGGTCAGGTACACGGCATTCGGTATGTCGTCCGCGTTATCCGATCTGGATACCTCGGGGAGCATGATGGAGTCTTCGCCGTCGTTGAACGTGCGCACCGGCTTGCGCGCCTGCGGCTCGACGTACGGGACCATCTGGATTACGCCGTAGGCATCCGGGTAGGCCGATGCGAACCCGGCCATGGCGAGGAGGTCGTTGGCTATCTTCAGCCAGCTGTCGTCCGGCCCGTACACCACGTCCCTCGGCAGGACGTAGTCGCAGCGCGGCTCGTTCGTCCGGAGGCCGAGGCGCTTGAAGATGCCGTCGGCGTGCGCGACCGCGTTAGTCCCCGCCTTCACCGTGTAGTAGCGGCCGTACTTCCCCTTGACCGCGAGGCGCAGCGTCGATTCGAGGTCGACGCTGCCGGATACCAGCGGCCCGTTATATTTCGGCGTGCCGATGCTGCAGAAGTACGTCCCGAGGGCGAACATCCCGGCCTCGCCGCGCTCGTCCTCCATCTGGTAGTACACGCGCACGAGGTCGTGCTCGTCGGGTATGGCGCTGCCGGAGAAGTCGAGCGTGCCCTGGGAGTGGAGCTGCGACAGCGCGGAGTGCGTGAGCCGCCCGCCCGTGAACATGCCGTAGTCCTCGGCCTCGACGAGGCCGGGCCACGTCACGCGGCGGTAGATGTACGACTCCTGCCTAAAACCTGTCCAGATCACAGGGCCTCACCGTCCACCCTCGTCAGCGAGAGGCTGATGTCGGCGTGCGTCGTGGGCATGCACAGGTCGCGGTTCACGCTCACGTCGGCGGCGACGTGGAACACGTCACCGGCCACGCTCTTGAAGATGGCGCGCGGGTAGAGGATGAGGTCCTCGAAGGCGCGCACCTCCTCCTCGCCTATGACGTGCGCGGTCAGGGGGCGGGTGTCGCTGATGCCGCCCGCGTCGTATAGGACGGGATGGGACCTGCCCGCGTAGCGCACGAGCGTGCGGTTGGCGCGCTCGAGGTTGCGCTGCTCGGTAGGGTCGAACTGCGCTCGGGCCATGAGGCCGTCGCCGTAGTAGACGAAGCAGTAGGGCGTCTTGATGCTGCCAGGGTGCTCCGTCGCCCTCGATGCGCCCGAGGCGGCATATGCCGCCACGCGGTAGCTGTACTCCGTGTTAAGCGGCGCGTAGCGGTCGACCACCGACGAGCCGTCGGACAGGTCGGAGGCGATCAGCCTCTCCCCGTCGCGCGTGACGCGCCAGATGCTAAGGCTCTCGACGTCCTGCCCCTCGTCGTTGTTGTCGACGATGCACTGCAGCTCGGCGTATCCGCGCTCGATGTCGGCCTCGATGCGGAGGGAGGCGCGGCGCGGCAGCTCGAACTCCACGCGGAATGGCATGGAGGCCGTCGACTGCAGGCCGCTCGTGCTTCGGGCCGTGGCCACGATTCGGTACTCGCCGCCGTCCTCCGGCATCCACTCGTCCTTGGTGACGCTCGTGGCCGTGGAGGTCCCGAGCGCCTCCTCGTAGAGCACGTTGCCGCCCATATCGGTAATGGCCACGGCCATGGCCGCGAGCGCGCCGGATGCGTCGACGTACTGCACGCTCACGCCGACCGGCACGTTGCGCACGGTCTGGCCGGGCGCGTCGAAGGCGAGCTGCGGGGGCTGTCGTACGTAGAACGAGCTGTTGCCGGACCATGGGCCGAAGTCGGCGTGAACGCCCTTGGTGCGCACGCGCCAGTAGACGGTGGAGTTGAGCGGGAAGTTCGGCACGCTCGCGCTCTGGGCGGTCGCGGCCGTGACGGTCTTCCATGATGCTCCGTCCGTGGAGTACTGGACCTCGGCCGCGCTCTGCGCGGAGCCGTCGATGGGGTTGTGGTGCCACGTGAACGTGACCCTTCCCTGCGAGACGAGCAGCACCTGGCCGCTCGTCGGCGTGAGGAGCGTCGGTGCCGCCGGGGCGCAGATCGTGACGATGGCCTCGGATGGCTCGGACCACGCGGAGACGAGGCTGCCCCGCAAGTTGCGCGCGCGGTAGTAGAACGTGCCGCCTCCGGGGTTGTCGCCGAACGACAGCGCCTTGCCGGTCACCGTGGCGATGGTGGTCCAGTCCTTGCGGTCGCGCGAGCGCTGAATCTCGGTGGCGCTCGCGGTGCGCGACAGGTTCGGGATGGTCAGCTCGACGGAGGTGTCCCCCGTGCGCTGGCCGCTCGGCTTGAACGGCGCGGACGGCGTGTTGAACGTGCGGTCGGTCATGACGCGATCGGAGTAGCCGCTCTCGTTGTACGCGCGGACCAGATAGCGGTAGTAGTGGTCGGCCGAGCACGTCGGGTCTGTGTAGGAGGATGCCGAGCCGCTCACGTGGGCGATCTGGACGGAGCCGCCCCCGTCCGTGCTGCGCTCGATGCGCACCTCGGAGTAGGGGGCCTCGTCCGTGGCGTGGTTGGCCCACGTTATGAGGTTCTTCTCGTCGTTCAGGCGCTCGACCTTGGCTCCGCTCGGCGCTGCGGGCTTCTCCGGCGGGTTGCGCAGCGTCTCGGTGTAGGAGTGGCCACCGGCGCTTCCCGCCGTGTTGTACGCGCCGATTCGGTAGCGGTACGTGTGGTTCGGGCGCACCGTGTCGTCGCTGTACTCCGTCTTGTCGCCGCCCGGCTTGGCGATGTTCACCCACTCGCCGCCGTCGGTCTGGCGGTCGACGTAGATGCCGTCGTACGGTCGGGCCGCCGTGGTGTTGCGCGTCCACGTGATCACGTTCAGGGTCTGGGACTTGCGCACGGCCTTGGCGTTGCTCGGCGTCTGGGGAGTCCAGACCGGGGCCGAGGGCCTGAAGGTGTCCCTGCACGTAGACTTGCGGAAGGTGCCGGAGTAGCCCGTGTACCACGCCGAGCACTCGCGCGTGACGGGGTCTCCGTAGTTGACCCAGCCGACGTCGAGCCAGCCGCTGTCGCCGTACCAGCCGGGGCCGTACATGCGGTACTGGCCGCCCCACGAGCGGTTGACGATGGTGCCGCGCATGTCGCCGCACTTGACGTAGGAGCTGTACTTGACCTGCACGTAACAGGAGTTCTCGCCGTACTCCTTGATCTTCCATTCGATATATGTGTTCCAGGCGGTCTG